ATTCTACTACAGCGACATTAGGTGTTTCCTGGTTCTTGTCGGCACCAATAATGTGTCCGAGAACCTTGATAGTCACAGTTGACTTAAATGTTCTTTCGTCTGTTCCAAGTGCGCCATTGTTGCTTTCGTTAGCAAAGTCTGGTTCTACAAAAGCTTCGTATGTGTTTCCTTCATAGGTGATGTTGAAAACAGCAGGAGTTGAGAACTCAGACAAAAAGGGAGCCAACATTTGGTTCATCTGTTGTTGGTAGTTAGAAATCATCTTAACCTGATAGACAAGCTCGACAAAAGTTGGGTTTGGTACGAAGAGTGTCTCGTAAACAACCTTCTCGTTCTCGAAAGGAAAGGTGTTCTGTCCATATTTTCTGACAGCAGTAGCATTAGCACGCTCTCTAGTCTTTCCTTGCTGAACCTGTCTTGCGATTGGTATGGAGCCGCCCTTCTTGTAGAAATCAAAGTAAGGGGGAATGTACACACCGTATCTTCCCTTGTTCTGTGGATTTTTAGTCAACGAAGAGCGAATGATTGAGATGATTGGATACTCTAGTGATCTTCCATTCTTTCGTAGCTCTTGTTGATTCTTTATTTGAAATGCCCTTTCTGCTCCAGCAAAAATCACAGGCACCTTGGTGAAGCCTTCATTTGTGTCGCAGAAGACATTTAGAGAATCATTTATGAACTCAAATACAGCAGCGTCGATATCCTCTAGGGTAGAGGGCTTCAAACTGTAATCTGCTTTCAAGTCTTGATCTAACTTTGTCTTCTTTGGCATTTACAAATTCCTACATTCTTTTGTTCTGTCCGCCGAGACTGCCGGCAGGGTTGAATATACCACTTCGAGTCTGACGGCACACAGCAGTCACTTCCATTGAAGTCCCATCTGCAAAATCGCTGTCTTGTCCAAAAAGGTATCTGGGTTCGAAGGTATCAACAACCTCAAAGAACATCTGATCATACTGGACAAAGTCTCCAAGTCTGACAAACAAGTCCTGATCTTCTGTTAGTCTTCTCTTGTGGAAGTGGATGTTGATACTGTATAGGTTATCAAAACCATATTCTTCTTGCACTCTAGTTGGTCCTGCATACTCTACTAGGGAGTATACTCTTACTGGTGGTAAGAATGTTTTATTTATTGCTTCCCCATAAACTGGGTGATAATCTGTTCTTTTGTTATCCATAGGAAAGTATAATACCTGTTGTCCAACAATTCGTTCAATGACTTCATCATTGATTTGCTTAACAAAGTTTCTTTCTGCTTTCCCTACAAATAGCGGTGGTGGTGGCTGAGTGGGCTGGGTCCATTTATTTTGAGCCATCTATCTTAACCCACGTAAATGCCAGTTGGAATCTTTTGGACAACATCGGCAACACTGTTCTGTAGCCTCTGGTCTTGTTCAGCGAGAGCAGCATAGACCATTTGATCGAGAGCTTCTTTGAGTTCTGTTCTTAGGTTTGCTTGTTCTTCCTTTGCCTCAGATACCAAAGCTGGACCGTTCAAAGTAATGTCATTGTTTGGAATAGGTATTGAAGCGAGCTTAGACCTTACTTGACCAAGTGTCTCCTTCGCCAAAGATAGAGCAAAGCGGCGGATCCATTGCTTACCAATGCTGTTAATGTTCTCATAAGGAACATTGGGGAATGGTAATGTATTCATATTATTGACGCCGTCAGCACCATACTTGCGATCAGACTCTTCTGTAAAAGCATCTTCAGCAACTCGGAATTCTACCCAGAACTTCTCTGGGTGGACACCTGATGGAATTGGATAGATTCTCAAATTATTGTTGATGATTCTAAATGACCAATGGGAGGCTCTTACGTGCAAATCTTGCTCAAAAGTATAAGCCTGTAGAACATTCTGCCACGAAGGTACCAACTGAAATGAACTATCGTCAGCATACATACCATAAGTTGATAGATTGCCCACTGCACCAATAGCATATCCGCCATAGAAGTTCCACATTGCTTGTGGCGTTTTATAATATACTTTTTGAATTGTTATTGCCTTTTTTCCAACTTTGTCATGGAACGGAGAATCTGCGGCAAGAGAGGCGGTGTATATGATCTTTTGAAGGTCATAATCCTGAACATCGTCTTGCGGCTCAAAAGAAGCGGAGTATACTGTTTGATTTCCGCCGACTCCAGCCAACGTCCCGATGCTGTCACCAACGTTTCGAATATATCCGAGTTGGAACCTTGGATATTTTAAGTTTGGCTTTTCGTCAAGCCCTGGGTCATAATCTGAAAACTCACCATCTTCATCGAATGACCCTGTTGTGTTCCCCAAAAGAGAAGAAAGAACATTCTTTGACTGATGTGTGTTTACGAGATATGAATATTCCAAGCAAGCCTCTTCGTAGGCATTGTATACATTTGCTGGGGTTATCTCTAAATCCAAGACTTGCCCGCCAAGCTTTTGGTAGGTGTAGGCGACCTGGTCTGCTGCGCCGTTATAAAACGCACTTGTTGTGTAGATGTTGTAAGCTAGAGCCGCTGCGACATCTCCAGGTACCCCAGTGGAAGGCAAAACCACTGCGCTTGTTGTGCTTGCTGGTTGTAAGTTAGTTGGCATTTTTGACCCTCATTTATTGTATAAATAGTTTTTGAGATCTATAAAGGTTTATCTTAAAAAGAAAACCCCGTCACAAGGACGAGGTTCTCTCAATAATATTCAAGATATTATTTTACTGATTACTTATCAGCGATATCTAGGACAAGGTCCTTGCAGACAACAACGCCGTACATATCAGGACGTACCATCTTCTTGGCATAGCGTGTCATGACGCCCTTGCGAGGTACGAAGTCCTCGATACCAAAAATGGTGGGTGTGACCTGTAGTGGTACATATGGAGCATACACATAGCCGCTTTCTAGGAAGCTGTTACCACGGCGACCAACTAGAAGAAGGTTGCGTGGGAAGTATGGATCTACGTGAATGTCCATCTTGCGGTTGATAGAACCAACGTTTTGAGCACCCCAGGAACCGGCGGTGTCGCTGTCTACTGCTGTAGAAGCACGGAAGCCGCTGGTGAACTCAAGGATGGAAGCTACTTCTGGGGAGGTGACTACGAAGTTAGCACCGCCACGAAGTGTCTTACGGTGAATACGAGCACTTACGTCGTTGACTGTCTCAAGTAGAGTTTCGTACCATTCGGAAACTGTACCTGTGAAGTCAGGGTAGTTTGAGCCAGCAGTAACAGGTATGCCTGTTTCACGTTCTACGAACTTGCCTGGGCTGCGTGACCAGTACAATGTACCAGCGGTAGCACCTTCGACGAGATCCTTAAGGATTTCACGATCGATTTCTAGAGCAATCTGCTCAGAAAGAATGCTTGTCAACTCAACTTCAGCGTCGAGGTTGTGGTAAGCGTTCAAGTCTTGAGCTAGTTCTGGTGACCACTTAGCTTTGAGCTTGCGGGTCATAGCTGTAACAGCTACGGAATCGACCTTGATGTCGATTTCGTTGAGTTCAGCATCAGCTTCTAGAGGCCAGCCTGGGGCGGTATTGTCGCCCTTGACGCCACCGATAGCACCAGCTTGAGCAAAGCGATCTCTTACGCCATATGTACAAGCAGTAACAGCGGCAGCGCCAGCAGCGATTTCGCCAGTCTGATCATAAAGAACGAATGACAAATCACCGTTGGACTCAAAACGGGTCAAACGGCGAACAACCTTAGCGCTGGCGTCTGGGCCAAATGTAAAGTCAATAAGGTGAAGGTTGTCGGTGTTCAAAAGTGGGAAACTACCATCGACGTTGAGGGCGGTTACCTTAATTTCGTGAACTTCAGAAGTTGCGTTAGCCTTCAATGCAGCCAAAATGTCTGGATCACTTTGTAGGCGCTCGACCATAGAGTCGTTAATAGCAGCAAAGTTCTGACGAGAAATGTTGTCACCATCAGCAACAGTTGGTGTAGCGGAAGCTGTAGCAGCAGAGTAACCGTTATTGAGAGAGTAGAAGCTTACTTCTGGGTTCTCAGCGGCATCAGAGCCGAGATCAACACCGCCAGTCAACTGGCTTGCAACGACGTCACCACCATAAAGGGACTTAGCAGCTTCTGCACCAGCAGCAGGGACGCCCTTTTCATAGGTGAAATCTAGGAAGAAAATGAGACCTGAAGGTAGGCTCATTGGTTGAACGGATACAAGATCCTGTGCCAAAAGGTTACCGAATACACGGCGAACGATTGGGAATGCAACTGCGGAGAAGCCTTCGACATCACCAGCTTGCATTGTGCTGGATTCTTTTAGAAGCTGGGCAGCTTGGTTTTCGAGAAGACGAGCCATGTTGTTACGAGTAACATCGCCGAGACCTTCAAGAAGACCAGTTTGCTCCCACTTCTGTAGAAGAGCTTCACCCTCATTGGCTAAGGAACGAGCCTTAATGCCTTCTGTGAGTGTTTCTAGTACTGACATTTTTTTATCTCCTTAAATGATTTATCAGTTTACTTGTTAAGACCTGCGAGAGTCGCCCAACGTACTTTTGTTGGGTTGTTCGTTTCAGTAGTGCTTTCATCTCTACGATTTCCGCCAAGAATAACAGAGGAAGACTTTGTTACGGCTTCAGACAACGATTGTGGAGCAGCCTTCTGGGTGCTCGCCATTGTCTTTTGAAGTGTCTCATAGACTAGCTTTGCTTCTTCTACTGATCGTGCCTTATCAACCATCTCAGCAATTTTGGACTTTTGCTGCTCATTCAGGGAGGAGTCAGATAGTACACGGTTCGCATACAATAATCTTGCGTTATGCAAGTTTATTTTTTCAAATGTTTCTTTAGCTACGTTTAGTGTTTCTGTTAACCTAGCTACTTGTTCTTTTAGTTCTTCGTTTTCTTTTTCCAATTCTAGCTTGGCGTGAAGATCTTCAACGTCTTCTTTGTCCATGCCGTCAGTTGGAGGGGTTTCCTGAAGCTCGTCCTGTTGTAGGTCAGCTTCTGGTTCGTCTTCGAGAGCCATATCGATGTCGCCTTGTGGTACGTCAACAGCAAGGATCTCTTTGAAAAGATCAACAAGCTCGTCTTCGTCAAGGTCAAGTTCTTCTTCGATCTGCTCGTCAGGGCGGTTGGCTGGCTCTTCGTCTGCTTCTAGTTCTAGGTTGCTGATCATTTCATCACGATCAACACCGTCGTCTTCACTAGCTTCGCCAGACTCTAGTTCTTTTTCTAGAGTAGCGCCAATATCGTCTAGGTCGATGACTACTGTCTCATCTTCTGAGAGATGGGCAGCAGGAGCTTGATCAACAATCTCTTCTGTTTCTGGAGTTGGTTCAGCGGAAGCTTCTGTTTCTTCCTCTGTGTCCAAACCAAGATCAAGATCGTCTTGCTCTAGGAGGCTGCTAACTGCCTCTCTGACTTCGTCGGAGTATTTCTCCACAACTGCTGTTTCAGCGTTTTTAATCGCAGCCTCACGCAATGTTTGGGCATCGATGATTGCTTGCTCTAGCATACTAGACATATAATAATCCCCTTGTCTGATGAAAATACATCAAAAATAAATAGTTGATTATTATGCTAAAAGACTAATTTTCTATTACCAAGTGCCAATAGCTACACGCTTCCAAGTATTTGTAGCAACACAGATATAAATGTAGTTTGTGTCCCAAGCAATCTGACCCTGATCACCATCCGCACCAGCAGACGCTGGTGTCTTGGCAGTCCTCAATCTCATACTATCGCTGTTGATATCTATCATTTGGGTTGGTGCATTTGTGTTTATGCCAACATAGCCGTTGTTACCACTAACTGTTATGCGTGCTTTGTTGCCGTCTGCGATAGTACTACAAGCAATCTGAAGGCTTCGTGCGCTGTTTGGTTGAGAAGGGTGAAATGCATTTAGAAAAAATACGTCAGCTAGAGAGTCTGTAAATGTTGTACCCGCAGGTCCCTCCATAGCTATGCTAGCTAATCTTTGGTTCCTACCGGCGGTATCAGATAACCCGTCTTGATAAAAATCTATAAATGGATTGTTCTCTTCGCCGCCGGGGTTGACATTGCCTGAGTCTGCAATAAGCTTAATGCCTACCTCTTTTTTGCTCTTCATAATTATGACTGCGTCCCTCTCAGATCCCGCAGCGGCATCAAGAGGGTCTACGATATGTAAGACTGACTGAGGAGCACTGGTGCCAATCCCAATACGGTTTGAACTTGCATCAACAAGTAGCATATTCTCGTTGTTGTTACTCTCTACACGTAAATCGGAAGTTCCATTTCCGCTCTCATTAACAACAAGAGTTCCCTCTACTGACATATCTCCTGATACAGTAGCATCACCTGAGATGTTATTTGGTGATGGTCTATATCCGCCGCCGCTTCCGAATCCCATTTTTATATCCTCCGATTATTCGTCGATGCCTGAGCCGGTCAATGGGAACATTACGCCCTCACCAATACCAGTCAACTCAGCATACATCTCAAAAGTAGCATCAGCACCAGGGGCTGACAGATAGACACTATTGCACTTGATGTTCATTGTTAGTGAAGTGTTCAAGCTATCGAGAGTAATATAGTGAATACCAGCAATAGTTCTGGCAGTATCTTTGGACTGAAAGTGTACTCGAATATCGTCACTGGCTGCATCTTTGTTTATCACGGTGATAGAGCGGGTGACATTTGGAAACTCGATCTCTAGCTCGGTACCAGCAGGGATTGTGCTCCCTGTAATATAAGGAGTACCAGCGATTTGGTATGACCCAACACTTGAAAGCCCTGGGCTCCTATTCACATAACCTTGGAAATGCGGACTTTGATCTGGTGAGTATCCCATTATCGTTTCCTCCTCTTATACCTGTCCCTAGGTGTAAGTAGTTCATCTCTGCGTCTATTCACCTGAGCTACGATTCTTTTCTTTTCTTGCTTCCTTTGTCTGTTTATC